CCTTATTCTGTTTAGTGTAGGCTTCAGTTAATTTACTTAACATTTTAGTTTTTAGTGTTCCAAAATTTGTCATTTTTAATCGTTTAAGATATCTTTTAATTTATTCTCTATTTCATAAATATTCTGTTGGGCCTTATTAATATCAAATAAGTCGGCAATTTCATCGCCTTCACCTAACATTCCCAATATTTTATTTTTTCTACTCTCACTCAACGGTGCTCCACCACCTTCCATCGGTGCGGATTCTGCTGGTGGCGGCATACTCATATCTCCACCCATTCCTGCGTCGGCACCTGCTCCTCCACCTGCACCTGAAGATTCTAATTTAGTTCTTTCATCTTCAGAGATACCGTATTTCTTATCAACTTCGTCAAATACACCAGAACGTTTTATGATTGTGTTAGTTACCATAAGTTCAGCACCTAATGCACGTTCAAGACGTTGTTGTTGTAAATCTAATACAATATCGTTATCACTTAAACCAAGAATATTCTTTTTAGCCCAAGTATGTGAAACAGGTAATATACCCATTTGTGATTGGTCAGATGTTGCATCCTTATATAATGTAATCTTTTCTTTCCACTGTTCAATACGTAATAAATCAGATTGTGCAGATGGATTTGTTAAGGATAATGTGAAATTGTGTAATTCATCTTCTAAACCTAAAAGATATAGGTGAACCAATGCAATTTTATTTAATTCCTGAATTAATGATTTCTGTATTCTATTGATAGTTCTCGCAAAACGAATATCCATTAAAGCAAGATTCTTACCATCACCAACAACTTCTTCAAAACCTAAGAATGCTTTAGGAATACGTAATGCTGCCAATAATTTCTTTTGGATGTATTCAATATCTGCAATCTCACCCAAGTTTTGTGCTCCGGGTAATGTTTCAATCGGACTTGTTTGTGCCGGGTCACGAACAGGAATAAAATAATCTTGGTCTACCGCCATTTGATTATATCTCATATCCACTTGACCGTTCTTTTGGTCAACAACTTGGTCTCTTTTAAATTTATTAGCAACACGTTGTACATAAGGTTCAATGTCCTTATCATCCATATTACCGACGAATACTTTAAACACACGTCTTTCAGGAGCTCTTGATGTTCTATAAATTAACATCGCATCTTCAGCAAGTAAAAGTTGTTTCCAAATTCTTCTAATCTTATCTAACATAGATGTACCATACGGTAACTTTCTATCGTCACCTAATAATCTAAAGTGAGCAATTTCCCAAGCTTGAAATTCTAAATCTTTATTTTTCCATGCGAATCTTAATTCTCTAGATGGTAATTTAGTATTAGTATTAAACCCTGTTTGATTTGGTACCTTCTGAACCGCACCCTCAATTCTCTCAACTTCAATGTTTGGTAATTGTTGACAACCAATAACACCCTTATCTGGGTCTACTTTTAGATAAACAAAATCATCACCATACTTACACATACCTCTCGCCCACATCTGTAGGTTGGTATTAATGTCCAAGACATTGTTGAATAAATCTGTTAAAATGTTTTCAATTCTTTTAGATTCAGAATATATTGTTAATATCTCACCCTTCTCCGACATCGTTGTCGATTCTTCCGCGTAGATGTCTAATGAGGCGGAAACTTCAGGAGTAAACTCCATAGATTCATAATCATAATAAGCTGATAATCTATTTGGTTCGTAATATACCGATTGGTTATATAACGATTGGTCAATTTTTGCCCATTTATCGGCAACATATTGATTCTGTTGTGCTTGTAATAACGCATTTTCAAAATCTTCCTTACTGTCGGTTTTTAATAACTCATCTTTTGAAAATTGAAAAGATGGTGGTGCCTCTACATTAGGACCTTGAAAACCAAATGTTTTAGTTAACTTTTGAAATATCGTTAAATTTTGTTTTGCCATATCTATAAATACTATTTATAACAATCTAAGTTATTTTTCTCTAATAATCAATGGTTATCTTCGTTTACCGAATAACCATGCGTTTTCTCTATAAGTATCTTTTGAGACGTTTGATGGGTTATCACCGTGAAATAAATTATCATCTGTGGCCATTAAACCTATTGGGTCAAATGATGTACCATAAGAGTAAAATGATTTATTTGGTTCATACGTTCTTTCAGATACAGTCCACGATTCTAACATCGCTTTATTCGCGTTCTCATTCCTTTCCAATTGATTGAAACACATGTCACCAGCATATAACGCCATGGACATACTCATAATTGAGTCATCGTGTTGTCCTTTCATGTGGTCAGGTCGACCGTTAAGATAAACAAAAGTATTCAATTCTCCTAATAATCTATTAGACCTAACAATGAATCCTTTTCTTAATTGTTCTTCAAATGCTGCAACTATTTGTGTTCTTTTGTTGTTAAAATTTATACCGGGTATTTTTTCCGTTGCTTTCTTATTATACTCCCAAATATTTTGAGTGTTAATACCATCTATGTATAAATTTTTATAGTTCATCTCTTGCAACTTTCTTGATGTTGCAACTCCCATACCTCCCGTAATATCGATTACTATAAATGCACCATATAACAGTCCCCATTTATATGCAACTGCAGCTAAATCATCTGGAGGTATCTTACCAATGTATTCAGCTACTTGTTCTCTATCATCAAAATCAACGATATTGATAGATGAGAAATCTTCACTATCTCCTCTACTAACATCGACACCCATAATATATCTATGACCTTGTATTGGTTCTTTCCAATGCCAAAACGTACCCTGCATATATTTTTCATTTGGAATACGAATCATATTTTTTGCAATATTCTCTTGAATATCTCCAGGAATAACAGAGTCTCCTGAACCTAAGAAATCACATTCCAATTCCTGAGAAATCATACGTCTATCGTATTTAAACTTTTTAGACATAGACTCGAACCACGATGATAGTGGTTTATAACCATCATCTAAGTATTCATTATATTTCTCAATGTTAAAATCGGACATCACAATCTCATCGTCGTTATATTGTTCCCTATTTAACATATAATGTACAATATCGGTACATTTTACCCATCTTAAATCTTTAGTGTAACGTGGGTCTTTAAACCACCTTAAATCGGTAATGTGAAAGTCATTAACACCTCTTAATGCTTGGTCATAAACACCGTAGTAAATTGGGTCGTAACCATTTGGTGTTGAAATAAGAATAATCTTACCTCCCGTTGATAGGGATGCCATAGATGCTGCCCAAAAATCTTCGCCTGCATCAATATATGCTGCCTCATCAAATACAAGTATTGTGGGTGTGAAACCACGTAATGCATCGGGTGATGTTGCAACCGCCTTAACCTCACAACCGTTATTTAATCTAAATCTACTTTCTGAATTTTTATCGGGTGAAAACCCAACGTTAATCCACTCTGGCCATTGTTCTAAAAAGTTTCTAACTTTATTGGCCATCTCAATTGCGGTATCACGTTTGTTCGCAATAATCAATACCCTTTCAGGTTCCGTATTTTTTGCTGTTTGTAGTTTTTTGGAAATCCATGCGGCGGTTACCGTAGTAACTCCCGCTTGTCGATATTTTCTTGTGATATTCTCATTATAATTTTCGTAATCCTTAATCAATTGAATTTGGTCAGGAAAGAGTTCTAATGGAACGTATTTTTTTTGAGTATTATCGTATGTTTGCAAATACGTTTTTAACGCATATGGTGCATCTTTAATTATTCGAGCATATTCATGTAACTGTTCTATTCTACTCATACTAATAAATATAAAAACTAAAGGTCTCGAATTGAGACCTTCATTTTATTTTGATAACCCGATTCCCATCTGTGATAGGAAATCTTCGAAATTTTCTCCCTTATTCTTTTCCATCAGTTCATCCATTAATCTCCTAAATTCGGATTCAGATTTAGTGACGGTTTCATTATCGACTTTTCTTGATAAATCATAATATATGGCCCCGATTAAGGTTCTACCCATTTCGGTACCTTCCATTATTTCTTTAAACAATAATAAAAACTCTTTAACAGGTAAATTGGCGATGTTTACGTAGATATAGTATTGTATTTTCTTTTTTTCTTCGTCTGTTACAATTGCATTAGGATAGAGATTTGTCAATCTTTTCCAAATTGCTCTACCTAATCTAATATCCCATATTTCATGTTGTATTTGGTCCTCTAAATCTTTGGCTTTTTCATAATTTTCAGGATTTTCAGGTTTTCTTTCTTTACCTAAAAACTCCATCACTCCTTTTATAGCCTCATGTATTAAGAAAGGAAATATCATTGCTTCAGCGTAAATTGTTGGAGGATTTGTTGATGTGTCTATTCTTGTTTTACCTGCACCACCCTCACCTTCACCACCACCAGCGGCTGCCATCATATCATTTGGAATTTGCCAATACCCCAACATCATTGTTGAAACAAATATTGAGTATTTCTCAACAATTCCTTCAATACCCATAATCGCCTCTAATTCGTTAGTTACTGTTTCATAAAGATATGAACCATCAACAGCGTGACCTTGAGTCATTGCATTGATTATTCTTCTTTTTGCTCTTTCAGGATTTAATTCATTAACGTCATCCGCTAATTCTTCTTCCTTTTGTTGTAACTCTTCCTTAGTCTGACTTTTATTTAATTTTATAGCTTGTTTAACTAATTTAAAATTAAATTGAATCTTATTCTCCGGTATTTTAAAATAATTTCTAATAATTCTTTCACACAACTGTTCCAATTCTTCTTCATGTGAAGTTTCGGCTCTCATTACTTCTTGTAATATCCTTGCAGCTTGATTAGATAACTGAGCGTATTGACCATTAATTCCTACACCGATATTTCTAACTCCGGTATATTCTGCTAATTTATCTAAAGCGTGTTTATATTCTTCAGATGCTAATAATTCTTCGTAGTTAGTGTGTTGTTCTGGTGCCTCAGGAAAATCAACCTTATCAAATGGTGTTTCCTTATTTGATAAGTCAGTTTGAACGTCAGGACTAGGTCTACTGTCGTCATCAAACGTCATTTGTTCTTTTGGTTCCCCTTTTTGACCCAATATGAGTGGTTTCTTCTCTTTGTTTGTTACTTTATCTTTGGCCATTAGTTGAATGAATTTATAATGTCTTTGAATCTCATGAAGTCAGGTAAATCTGAACTATCTTTTTTAAATTTAGGACTTGGGTCAGGACCCTCATTAGGATTCTCCCATGGGTCAATAAAAGGGTCTTGGTCAGGATTTACTTTTGGTTCTCTAATATCTGGTTCAACATCGATATCGGGTTCCGCAATTGCTGGTTGTTCATTTAATTTTGTACTAATCATTTCCATAATTTCATTTTTACTTGTAAATGAATAATACTGATTTTCTACCAAAGAATCAACCCATTCGTTAACTTCTTTCTTTTCGCACTCACATTCCTCACAATTACACTTTCCACAACGACCTTCTTTAACTTCTTTCTTTTTACCTTTTAATATTTTAAAATCTTGACTGTCAATTTTACCGTTGTGGTTTTTATCTAACTTTTTTTGGTTCCCTTTTAGGTCTTCCTTAACTTCACCTTCATAAGTTTCAATCGTTTTTAATCCTTTTTTTGCGGCTGCCATGTCGGCTACATAAGTTGGACTTTTTGTTGAAATCATAACAGTCTCTTCAGAAAGTATTCTTACTGATAACATGTTTAATTGATTGTCGGTCATATTAACTAATGTTTTTGGAGAAAACCCCTCCTTCATTAATTTTTGTACTATTTCATTTCTTTTCATCAAAATTATTCTTTAATTTCTTCGTTTATTAATTCTAAACCTTTAGATTCTAATTTCTCAACAACCGTCTCATATTCTTCACCAAAATGAAAAGAAACTCTAATTGGTCTTTCTTCTGATTCCTTATCAAAATCTTCCCATCCTAATGCAACAATTCCATCAACCGCGTCAATCATCCCAAAATAATCAGAGTTTTGTACAAGTTCAAGTTCTAAATCTGAGTTTTTTAATAACCCAACTAAATCAATAAACTCAATCTGAGGTGGAACTGCTCTACCCGATGATGGAATTATAAACCATTCGTCTTCTAATACCTCAATGTCATTTCCGAAAATAAATTCATATTGTCGTTGACCTTTATAGTCCCTTCCAAGTTCATTGATGTATAATAAAAACATTTTATTTTAAGTATTTTCCTAACGCTTCTTTAACACTTTGGTTAATGACATCCGTTAATTCGTTAATATCTAATTCAACAGTATTATCCGTCATTCCTTCTTCGTCCCCAATTGGGTCTTCTTCTTTGATGTCGAAACTGAAATAATCTTCATCATCCTCATCATCTAAATCAAAGTCAGAATTAAAATCTCTAGCGGTACTTCTAAAATACTCATCTTCTTCTCCACCTGGATTGATTTTCATTTTGTAATCATCTGTATCTTGTGGTTTAGACACAACAAATGGTTCATCAACTTCTTCCTCATCATCACCAAATGATGTGTTGATTAAGTTTTCTAACGCATCCATTGCTAAATCATTTTCTTCACCTAATTCACTATCTTCAGCTTCAGGTGTTGCAGGTACTTCGTCTCCCATTTCAGGTGACTCTTCACCGTCATATGAATCCTCATCTTCGAATTGAGTAAGAATTTCTTCTTTATCTTCCGAATCCAACTTATCCAAATTCAACGCCGATACGACTGAATTGATAACATATTTAATGTCATCACTTTCCATGTCTTCCTGAGCGTCTCTTAATCTTTGACCAAGTTTACCTGTTAATTTTTGAATCAACTTCAATGGGTCAGAATCATCTCCACCTTCAGGTGCTGTAGGTAACTCATCACCACTTGGTGGTAAATCTTCAACACCTGCATCAGACATTGGTATATCACCTTCAGCAGGTGGTAACGCTAATGGAGCTTCCGCCGCAACTTCAGATGGTGGAGCCATTGGGGCTTCAACAGATGGTGCTGGCATATCTACAGGTTTGTTTTGTTTTAGAACATATT